GTTTATCTCGTTTCCAGCGAAAATGGCAATTGTACCCAGCGACTTTACGGTTAACATAGACTCTGATGTTGTACGTAACGTCTACTTAGACACGGAGAGAGCTGAGAGAGAGCTCTCTAGTTTGCTGGTTTTGGATGCTGAACAAGACTTGGATATCAAGGAGGAAAATGCATTTGTTACGGTTACAAAGTTCTGTGAGGTATGGTTGCGCAAGGCATTCGGTTATGATCCAAACAAAAATAACCGTAAAGAGCATTTGCGCGAGGTTGTTACAACAGTGTTACAAAGTGAAGAGGCCGAGAAACCACTGTTGGATTATACAGAAACCTATACTGACATTACAACTCACGAAACATTCCATCAAGGTGAATCTGTTGTTGTTGAGACGCGCAGGAAGAGTAGAACTAGGATAAGGAAAGGGTATCGATCGCTCTTTGCTGCGTCTATGGCTAATGAGGCTAAGATCAAGTTCGGGAATCTGGTGTATAGTGATGCAAATGTAATCATGGTGCGCAGGTGGTTGAGTAATTTGATATCAACAGATGAATATAAGGATATGAGGAATGTGGATAAGGTTTTGGCTTTGGATCGTGCTACGTTCATGACATTCGTAGTGAGTGAAGACTTCAAGAGATACCAGTTGTTGTTTGAAGACAAGAAGATGAAGGATCGTCTTCTGTTGCGCTTCGGCGCAACAGAATAAGGGTGCCCAATCGTGACAGAAGGCCAGGAGCCAAAACAGAGCGAAGCGTACAAATTGCTTGCTCCTGGTCAGTTGGCCGTCGTAAGACGGTTGGGTACGCCTAAGGTGCGCAACTGCATTCGTATAACGCGCACCTCTCCATTAATCCAAATCGCGCCATTTAATGAGAACATCGATACTTTACGTCGGGCTGTTGCTGAACGCGTCTTCCTTGTTAAGGAAGATGGCGAATTTAGATCACCCCCGAAACCATCTGTTGGACTCTTCGAGCAGCGCCTTGCGCCTGTTCGTGCATTGCTGAAACCTTACTTGCCCTCGACCGTCCCGTTGAGCTATCAACAAACTGTTGATACGTTCCGGGGCTGCAAGCGTAGGAGGTATGAGCGTGCCCTTAGCAATATTGTGTCGACTCACACTAACGTTGCGAAGGAGAGCGAAGTGAAAGTATTCGTAAAGTATGAGAAGACAGATCGCACAAGTAAAAGTGATCCAGTGCCACGGGTGATTTCACCAAGAACCCCAGAATTTAATTTGCGCATTGCTCGGTACTTGCGCAAAATCGAGGAACCAATCTTCGATTCTTTGGGTGAACTTTTCGGTCATAAGACGGTTATGAAGGGAGTTACTGCAGAACAGACGGCTTCTTTGTTGCGGGAGAAATGGGAAGCGTACCGCAAGCCTGTTGCTGTGGGACTTGATGCTTCTAGATTTGACCAGCATGTATCTAGGGAGGCTTTGGAATTTGAGCATACGATATATACGTCTTGCTTCACTAGGCGTAGAGATATCAAAAATTTATCGGGTTTGTTGCAACACCAGTTGGTTAATAAATGTAGTGGTTATACAGAGGATGGAAAGCTTAAGTATACGATCAATGGAACTCGCATGAGTGGAGACATGAATACCTCTTTGGGTAATTGCGTGCTCATGTGTATGATGATTAAAGCTTACGCCCTGAGCATTAATGTGCCACTACAACTAGCTAATAATGGAGACGACTGTGTTGTGTTTATGGAACAATCCGACTTGCCGAAATTCCAATGTAATTTAAATACCTGGTTTCGAGAAATGGGTTTCAATATGGTTGTTGAAGCCCCGTCTTATGAGTTTGAACACATAGAGTTTTGCCAGACGAGACCGGTTTTCGATGGCTCTATGTGGGTGATGTGTCGCAATCCCTGGACTGCCACAGCTAAAGATTCAGTATTGTTGAGAGATCCAAAGAATGTGAGCTCCAACTTTTTTCTAGCGTGGTTAGATGCCGTGGGCACTGGAGGAATGAGTTTGGCAGGTGGAATGCCAATCTTCCAATCATTTTACAGACTGTATCAACGATCTGGTCGACCCTATCGTAGGAACCGGAGTAACAAAGTAGTGAAATTTGATGGCAATGAGATATTGCCGTGGTACATGAGGGAAGTGGGTATGCGTGGTTCCAGGATTGAGAGTGTTATCACCTCTGAAGCTCGCGCATCTTTCTACTTTGCCTTTGGTGTTACCCCTGATGAGCAAATCGCTACTGAGCAATACTACGATTCGATGTTCATTTCCACGAACCTGGCCGATGGTTGGCAGCCACGGTCAGTTTTTGCTTTTATTAATTAATATAGTGTGTTTGGGGTTGCTGTATTAAGGTACCAAAAATCATTTGAGATGCTAATGAAAATGCCAAGAGACTGCACGGTACCCGCCAATCATAGCGTTACAGCAATGAACAGTCCCGATAGATTGCGGGATCCCATAGTAATTTATATATATGAGTGGATTGGAGTGGAACGAGACTATATTTGAAAATCCTACTAAGCCTAATCCTGGTTCATCAACTGATATTCCGTGGGATTTAATTGGTGCTATCTTAAATTTTACACCTGGAACTAATAATCCAGGACCCACCAAGCTACCACCTAAAGGTCCTACTAAGCCCAAACCTGTGCCTACACCTCCTTCTAAACCTCCTCCCATTGATCTGCTACCATTAGATGACCCTATGTCTGCTATAGTACCAGGCAAAAAGCAACCTATTACTCCTGTAACTAACCCTTTAATTCCACCCAATTTGGGTTCTTCTCCTGCTCCTTTAGTACACCAGTTTACTTGTGCTGCTCTAGCTGCTGCTGCTGCTGGGGCAACTGGTGTTAATCGTAATTTTGTTTACAATTTGTGTATCCAGAATTTTGGTTATTTGAGTGATTTACCTTATCGCACTGCTTTAAAAACTGTTGTTGATTCGGTTAAGGCATTAAAGGGGTCTTTGCCCGCTAACTTGTTTACGCGTCGTGCTCCTAAAGTTACTTCTCAGGCTGTTACTACATCTAATTCTTCACATCCATTTACACAACAAATGGCTCGTGGCAGAGGAAATCGTGGAAAGGCGATGGTTTCAATGAAAGGTGTTCCTGCTGCTAGGTCTGCCCGTATTAATGTTACGAACAGAGCTCGTACTCGACAGATTAAGAATGGTATACTCGTAAATCATAAAGAGATGATAGGTGTCGCGCTTTCGGCCGGCACAACGACAGAGTACCTATGTGCCTCATTTGTGGCGAACCCTGGCAAGTCGGCTATGTTTCCATGGCTGTCGTCTATTGCCGTTAATTATGATAAGTACCGATTTCGTAAGTTGAGTGTTGCACTTATAAGCAACCAATCCACCAACACTGTTGGTAAAATCGGTATAGGGTTTGATTATGATTCCACTGATGATGTGCCTACTGATAGAATCGAGTTCTTTGCTTTGACGTATCATACTGAGTGTTCCGTTTGGGATTCCACAGAGTTGCAGATACCATGCCAAGGTGGTGTCAGATTCACTAATACACATACTGACACCGATTCGAAGTTGATTGATTTGGGCCAAATCTTGATCATGGTGGATCAAGTTGTTGCCACCAGTGCTGCGGTGGCTGATATTATTGTTTCTTATGAGGTTGAACTGTTGGATGCACAACAGGCGTTGTACCAAACTGGTGCTTTTTGGGCTGGTAATCATACCACACCAGCATCTGGAGTTTCTATTCCCTTCACAGTCAAAGAAGGACCAATTGTTCCCCGTATTGTTGCTACTGCAGCTAACGTGTGGAATGTTTACCTTGACCAAGGGTATTATGAGATTCTGATACTTTTGAGTGATGCTGGTTCACCAGTTTTGGCGTGGACAAAGAGTTCTGCTACTGCTATTCAAGCTTATGCTTTAAATGCTGTTTACAGCACTACTAAAGCGCTCTCCGTCTGTTACTGTAAGATCACTGCACCAAGTTACCTCATACTCACATTGTCTGGGTCAGCTGGATTCAATATTTGTGAGGATAATGCTGTCACCATTTCGAGGATTGCTCCCCCTGTCTATGCTGCTATTAAAGACAAGGGAACAAGTGCTGTTACCACATAATATCAATTAATACTATATATTTATATATTTGCGCACTATATTGATTTTTGAGCCACTCACGGGCCTAGTACGGAGGCGTTGAACCACATCATGCTGTAGCCTGGGCTGATTAAAACCTATCAGTTGCGTTATAGATGGGACATGGTGTGGCTGGGACAAAAACAAAATTTAAAATTTTCAAAAACTGCCAAAAACATGAGTCTGGCCTCAAAATTCTTCGGAAGCCCTGAGGTCGTGGTGACCAAC